ATGTGAGAAGTCTATGTTTTGATGTCTAATAAATTTATCTTCTGTAAAATAATCAGGATCACCAGTTGGTAGAGAATCTACTACATCTCTATCATATCCCATTTCTACTAATTCAGTTTTAGTTTTATTTGTTCTATGACAAACAAAGTTTGCTGTATCAATAGACTTACATCTTCTTTCAATTAAAAATTCTTCAGGTGGTATTGGATCTATTCTTACTTGTCCATACTTTCTAGTTCTATGTATTACAACATCGTGTAATTTTATTTTATCTAATTCTTCACCTCTATCATCTACGATAGGTTCATCATATTCAGTATGTTCTTTTGCTTCTACTTCTGAATCTGCAACAAGATCATTAAACTCATCATCTGTTAATCTTGTATATTGTTCTCTTTCAGTTTTTTCTGAATTATCCCAGTATATTTTTAATATACCATTCTTTTGAATCAATGCATCTTTGAATGCTGTATATAATGCTGTAAATCCATTATTCTGTTTATAGAATATATGGTTTAAATAATCTGAACATTGTCTTGCCATTTCTTCATCTTCTGGTCCAACACCTTCACATGAGAAAACATTGTCTCCTGCTGTAAAGATTTTCATTAATGAAGGCATTAAGCTTTCAACTGTGTCCATTACATCATTAGAGATTACTTGTGATCTACCTTCTTGTTCATTACCAAGAGGCATACCTAAATAATATTCTAATGATTTCTTTCGTCTAGCAACTAGCTCACCACCAATATAACCTGATGCATTGTGAATC